CCTTTAATGCATTTTCTTTGTATGCTTCTGGATTAGCTTTGTTAGTGTTTCCTTTAAACAAGATATACGGCTCTCCGGTGCTTTTCCTCTTTCTAAGTAATTTACTCCATCTAGCCCTTGCTGTTGCATCTCCTTGCTCAAGCTTTCGCATAAACTTATCACCAATAACTGCGCATTGATGTAAGTTAAGGCTTTGTCTGTTAATATCTCCTTTAGGTTCTCGTATTTCAAGCCATTCTTCAAAATCATCGTGGTCAATGTTGATATTGACGCTTGCAGCTCCTCGTCTAACTGATCCTTGGTTTGTTGCAAGGATTGTACTATCATAGATCTTGCAGAAGGGTACGACTCCGTCTGATGTTCCATTTCCTGTTATTTTAGCGCCGGCTGGTCTAATCATATTAACTCCAATGCCTACACCGCCGCCGTGCTTCGCGAGTAGCATCATTTCTAAGTTCTTAGTGCCAATGTCAACTATGCTATCAGCAACATCAATACCGAAACAACTTATAGGTAAACCTCTATCTAGTCCTGTATTAGACAGAACAGGTGAGGCCAAACATAACCAACCGTTCCATATGTATTCAAAGAACCTGTCGGTTAACTCTGGTTTATAAAGTCTTTTAGCAACTGTATTAGCCACACGCATGTAAGCATCTCTAGGAGTTTCACCGTTGTGTAGATAACCACCAGCTATAGTTTTCTTATAAACCTCTGTATCTCCCCAGTTAGGGTAATCTATTCCTTTTTTCCAATCTTTATTCCACATTACGAAAAATATAATATTGTGTAGGCAACCGCTACGTTTAAATTAACAAGTACTAAGTTCCATTGTTTAGCAACAAATACTTGTGGTATCGATATAACACCAGCAATTATGTAGGTTATAATACCTATTTGATCTGGCAACAAATGAGGACTAGTCATCATAAAACCAGTCCCCATATATCCTAATCTATTAGCCAATCTTTCTTCTGGCTTTAATCTTCTTTGTCTTACTAAGAACCTTAATAAGCTTCTTTTACTAGGCTTTCTCATTTACCAAATATCTTCAAAATCTTCACCTTCATTAGCCTTACTATAGTCCGTGGGTCTAATAGCAAAAAAGTCTGTATGAGTAAGTCCACCAGTAAGATGATAAAACCAATCGAGTACAGAAGCAGAAGCTCCATCAAAGCTAAAGTAGTTTGTTTTATCTGAATAACCAAGTTCAACAAGTTTTTCATTTGCTCTTTTTCTTATAAACTGTTTTAGATCGTTTGATTTTAAATTCTCAATATCACCCATCTCAAACATTTTGTCTATATAATTTTCTTCTAACTCAACCATTGCCTCCGCTGCTTCTAAAATATCAGCCTCGCAATCGTCTTTTAAGTTAGGTATTTCTTTACACATATCTCTAAATAACTTACAACCTATTTTGCTATGTAATGATTCGTCTCTTACAGACCATTTCATTTGTTGCCCAATGCCTTTGAGTAAGTTACGAAGCTGAAAAGAATAAAGCACTGCAAAAGCGGAATATAAAGAAACTCCTTCCGCGAAAGCAGAAAAAATAGCCAATGACTTTCCAATACCCACTGGATCTGTGCCATCATATGCAACGAGATTATCAAAACGAGCAGCCGTAGCTGGCTCATGTAAAAATGCCTCGTAATCTTCAAGTCCAAGTGTTTCATTTAAATAACTATAAGCTACAGCATGTATTGTTTCTTGTGAGCCGAACATCATAGCCATCTGCTGTATCTCATGTTTAGGAAACCATGATACGACTTTCTGTGTCCAGTAATCTGATACTGCACACTCTGTTTGAGCAAAACCTAGTAGGATATTTCCTACTAAGTTTTTCTCTTCAGGTGTTAATTTTTCGTTCCAATCTTTTACATCACCCGACATTGGGATCTCTGTATGCAACCAAAACGCCTGAGCTTGTTTTAACCAGCCTTCTGTATAGTACTCAGGATACTCAAAAGGTTTGTATGGTATTCTTTCTTTGAATATAGGTGCTTTCATTTACCTTGTCCTCTATAAGGTTTAACATAATTTTTACTGCTCTTAGACCTTGAGTGCTTTGTTTTTGCGTGAACACCTGGTCTTTTTTTCTTAGGTTTTTCTAAGTAATTACCGATTATTAATCTAGCCATTGTTATAAACTTCTAAAGCTATATCAATAAAAGGTAGATACAATACATGGGTTATTTTATTTCCTTCATCATAAGTCCTACCACCTAATAAAACACCTGGATAAAAACCAACTGATAAACTCCAGTTATCTTTTACTTCTTTCATAATAAATTATACTTTTTACTTTGTTCAATTAAATCTTTATATCTTATACAACCATGCTGCTCCCATTTCCACTTAACCCATTTGTCAAGTTGTCGTTCAGCATACTTTTGTCGAGCTACGCGTTTTGCCTGCTCAGTATTAACCTTACTGTTTCGTCGCATTCTTTTTGATTTTGTGGTTTGTAAAGCGTAAACGATCCTATTTTTCTATCGTTCATTAGCTTTTTAAATAACTTCCAACGTAATGGAAAAGACTCATTAGCTCTACCTTTCGTTTCAATAATAAATCCTTTACCAATAAAATCAGGTGTATAAGTTATGTTTAAAACTTTTTTATTACCTCTGTTTTTATAATCACCCTTGCCATTGCTGCATCTTTCAAAACTATCAAATGTAAAATCAAATCCTTCTACTAATTCAAAAGTTTCACCTTCATAAAGGGCTTTTATCTTTGCTTTTTTTAATGCCTGATACATATACTTCTCAAGGCCTGAGGCAAACGTGATACCATCAAAAGTAATTTTCTTACTTCTAACGGGACCACGTTTTTTCTTTTTATAAGATCTCCTCATCTTTTACATCAATATCATAATGTAAACCGTCATTACCGTTCTGACCTATTACATTCATTCTGTTTAACATAGCTTCTTCGATCTCATCTCTCAAACAATGTCTTGCAGCTTGAATATATAACAACGCGTCCATTATTTCTTCTTGTACATCGACTAAAAACCTATCAAGATCTTTGACTTCGTTTTCAATCTCACCCATCATAGTAGCACCGTACTTAGCTTGACCAACCAGACTACGTTGGTCTATCTTTTCGATAACCTGTTGTACGATTTTATCGTTAGTCTTAACTTTGTAATTACTCATCTTTTACAAATGTTCCGTTAATCATTTTACCTGTTCTACCTGCTATTTCATTATAAGCAGCATCAATACAATCTTCTATTTCAGTACCATGTAGATGTGCTAAATTAGTAAGCACAACAACCATGTCACCGATAGCATCATTTATCTCATCGTGATCGTTGTTAAGCAGAGCTTTAGCTAACTCTCCAGCCTCTTCTTGAAGCTTCGTATATTGTACGATAGTGTTACCTTTTTCGTATATACCGCGAACAGCTGCCCAGTCTCTAATCAGATCAAAACGATCTTCATGTTTTTGTACATCAGGATTATGTGTTGGATTAAAGTATGCTTCGTAAAAAGCTTTATTATAAATATAACAGCGATTATTATTATACATTGAAGTTTTTGCATTTGCTGTTATCCAAGGAATGTTTTGTTTGGTAATTTCAAACTGGCCAAATTCCTCATGTTTCCAAGTTAAACCAATGTTATCCATTAACCTACCTTTTAATTTGTCTAAAGGTACTGGGAATGTCGTGGTTTGTTCAGTTACGTTTATCTTCATTTTATTAAATAAATTTTTATACAATTTTCTATCTTTCTTATAGCCGTAAGACTGTTGAAGTTCTATTTCACGGTCTGATATATAATCTATATCTTCTGACTGTTCAAGAACTTCATACTCACCCTCCTTATAACCTTGCATAAGGGTTACTCTGTTATTAAGATTACGTGTAACGCCAATCTTTTTACCTGGTATGTGGTATAAATAATACATAAGTTTTAAATTTTATCGTTATACAAATGTAAGTTATGAGCATGGTGGTAATATGTACCAACTGGTAAATCTAATCTCTCTGCAACTAATTCTTGCAACGATGCAAACTGATATTGATCGTTACAGAAACCGTACCAGAGATCATTAGAACGCATATAGACAGACATATACAGCTTACCCTGTACTATTGTAAATTGTACTGCGTACGTGCAGGGTGTATCAGTAGCATATCTGTGTATTTCTTTACCATCATATATACTAATTGCCGCTTGTCTAGTCTCATTGTTTGTCTTTAGCATGCGTATAACTTTTTCTAACTGATCTTCACGTTTCCATTGCCAACCATAGTTAGACATAACATTACCGCTAACATCTGCCATACGTTCCCATATCGGTGGTATTTTACCATATATATCACCTAGCGTTTTTATATTTGGACTACCAGACATATACCATTGCCATTCAGCTTCAGCATATGAAGGTTTCCAATTACGCTCTTTGTTAGTAATTATTTTATTAGTTGGATCCTCTAACGTAAACCCAACATTAAACAAAGCTCTAGTACCTGCAAATTCAACACCGTTTATTAGTATCTCATTGTGCATATACTCATAAGCCTCATTTGCGTTTTTGAATGTTGTTCTCATGTTTGTCATAATAATATTTACAATACTCTGCTACTTTCTTCCATATCTCTACAGGGCCAAATGGTTCGCTAGTGCCTATTAATTTTCTATTAGGATATATTCCTGTTTCAATATCAATAACCCATAAAGCTTCTCCCCATTTAATTTGCCTAGGTGCTATACATATGTTGTTCTGTATACACCAGATCATAGCTTTATCTTCTGCGTCTGTTCTAGTATAAGAGCCCATCATATTGGGCTTCTTACTCCCACGGTAAGGACTCATTGTCTTTTATTAAGTCTTCTTGCGGGATAAAACTACCTGAGCTCGGTTCCCACTTAAAATGAGCTTCAGCACCATTTTCGCCGAGATTTTGAAACTTGACTTTAAGTACTTTTGCCTTGACAGTCTTTGCATCATAATCGCGGTGTACGAGAATGCCATGATAACTCGCATCATACCATTCACCTCCGCCCTTGATATTATACATATTCGGTTCTTGTATTTGTCCTTTATCATTTTTCATCATTTTAGTTGGATGTGCTACTATAAAAACTAAAGCATCGTACTTTTTAGCAAATGCTTCTATTTTCATTAAGTAGTCCATCGTATAACGATTAACATCATCTGATACAGCATTTGTATCTCTGACTTTGTTATAAGGATCAATAACTAAACATTTAATACCTTTACGTTTAACTAGCTCAGCGCCTTTACGTAATACAGATTCAAGATCGTATTTATCCATGTCAATAAAATAAAAGTTATCATTAACATGTTCTGATACTTCTTTCCATTTAGCATTACCAATATCACCAACAGTAGGCATACCACCCCATACTTTACGCATTAGCTTGTGGGCATGCAAATATGTAGGAGCATTTTCTGGTGACGCAAAGGCTGTTTTCCAACCGTAATTACGATTATAACCTACAACCATTTGGTCAACAAAATCAGACTTACCGCTACTAGGTATCCCAG